GTTTTTTAAAAAATCAATGTCTTGTTCTACTTTGTGAAACAATATTTTGTTTCTAACCTGTTGCTTTGCATCTTCAATGCTTTTGGCATCTACTGTGGTTTTCATTTTCTTTCCAAATAACTCGAAGTATATTGTGTATTTCATAATTAAAATAATTTAGTTTGTGCAATATGGTTTTTTACTCTTTGTATTCCTTTTTCGTAATATTCCTTGTCAAGTTCACATCCTGTAAAATGAAAACCATAATCGTGAGCAGCTATAACTGAACTTGCCGACCCTAAATGCGTATCGAGTATTTTATCGCCTTGCTTTGCGTATTTATCTAAAAGCCATTTGTATAATGCTACTGGTTTTTGTGTGGGATGTGTTTTTGGTCTGTCGGATGCTGGATTGTATTTAAACCCCTTAGCTGTAGTATCAAAAGAAGTCCAAGCTAATTCATACATTGAAAAACTTAATTCATCGCTAAATAATTTATCCCAAATTAAAAAACACTTACAAGGTTTTAAATTAAAATAATTTCCACCCCAAATAATTTGATTTTTTGAAACTCTAAATAATTCATTAAAATATAATTCATTTGGTATTTCATTATCCCAAGTTACTTTTTTAGCACCTGAATGTTTTTGTCCTTTATATCTTCCTATGCTTTCATTCACATTAATCCCATAAGGCGGGTCAACAATAGCCAACTCGAAATACTTATCAGGATAACGTGCCATTAGTTGCATATTGTCTTCGTTTGTCAATTCTATTTTATCTGTTATTTTCATAGTTTTTAAAATAAATAAGTTGATTCAAAATTATCCCACCAATCCAGAAACTCATCAAAAGTCCGAACGATTATATAAATCCCACCAGCTTGTGTAATTGAATTTTGATAGGTTATTTGTGCTTCCGACTGCTTGTCTTTTGCCCATTTTATCTCAATTTTTACCGATCGACCACCTTTTATAATCGCAGAAATATCCGCAGTACCTAATGTTGAGGTTCCTTTAGTCCAAATTCCACTTCCAATAGTGCGTTGTCTTCCAATGCAATCTATAACAGTTTTTTTACCATCTCTATATTGCCCTTGTGAACTAATCCTCTCCGCTTGTCCGTTGTTTAATTCAATCCATTGAATGACTAATCTAGTCAAATCATTCGCCCCAGCTTCTTTTAATTTTGGCGGTGGTATAGTTTCTTCCCGACCAATGAATGACGGGTACTTTTCTAATGTTTTTTTAAGGTGTAAAACCTCGAAGCGTTTTTTGTTTTCTTTGTTCATTTTTTTTAAGATTCAATACTAATCATTAATAATAATTCAATTGCTTTTTTATGGCGTTCTAATCTTTTTTTCTCAAAATAGTCATAAGTTGTCTCTATTTGTTGCATTATATCTCCAAGATATAATTCCAATTCTGTTTTTAAAGTTTCTTTCATTTTATTTTACTTTAATTTAGTTTACTAATTTAGGTTTAAACCCTATCTATATATAGGGTTTTAAACCATTAAACCTATTTACAAGTTTATTATACTGGTTTAATGCCATTAAACCACTATTTATTAAGAAAATATATCATTTTGAGTATCAATTGCAGTTCCTAAATAATACTTATTATCTTCTTTGCTTTTAACAATATAGCTAGTCTCAATCAAATCTTTAATATAATCTTTTGCGTTGTTATCGCCAAGTGTTTCACTACTTTTTGAAAGGTACGCTCTTTTGAAGTGGTCTAATAACTGCCCGTAACCTATGCCTAAATCACTCGAAGTTGCGAAAATATCTAAAACAATATCAATTTTATGTGTTTCAAATAACTCTTTTTTAGTCATTTTTTTAATCGGTTTGCTCTCGAATTGATAATCTGAAATATAAGGGATTCCGTTTTCGTCAATCTCGAAAGCAAACGTTTCAGGTTCTAAATTTCTACATATTTCAGGAGCTACAATTGAAACCATTTCATTGTCCGTTGATTTGCTAATTGATAGTACAGTTTCTGCCTTATTGTTTAATTCCGTGCCAATATGTCCTCTTGCGTTGTTGTCGCCTTTGTTTTGGTGCAATACTGTTGTTATAAGAATGTTCTTTTCCTCTGACCATTTCATTAGCTTACTCACTATCATAGTAGCTTGTTCCTCATCGTTAATCGAAGTTATTAAGTCTTTTATACCATCAATAAAAACAATGCCTAAATTAGGCGTATTTTCGATTGCATATTCAATTAATTCTGCTCTTTCAATTGGATTTAATGCTCGAAGTCCGTAAACTTTCAAATTATTAGGCTCTCGAACTCCTACCAGCTTACAAATTCTTTTAAGTGCCAATTGAACGTGATATTTTCCTTGTTCTGTATCGAAATATAAAATGGTTTGTTTGTCCTTTGGAAGTTCGTTTTTAAACAAATTAAAAATACTGTCCTTTGAAATTGAAACCGCAATTGCCATCGTAATAAAAAATGATTTACGGCTTTTGGCTTTTCCTATAATTGATAGTATGTTTCCCAAAGTTCCAACACTTGCATTACCTATTTTTAAAGCAATTTCAGGCGGTTGAATTTCGTCCGTGGCGTTGATTTTATACTTTAAAAGTTTGGAATGCAAATCAATAATCGGTCTTTCATTTGGTATTAGTTTTATCGGTTCAAACATAATTCTTATAATTTTGAATTGATAAATTTATGTTTGATTCCAGATTATAGATTACATCTTTTTCGCTCCAATTATTACCAACTTTAGCAAATTCAATCGGGTCTAGTTGAGGTAATTTATCTAAATATCTTTCGTGAATTTCTTCTAATTCTTTGACTGTTTTAGTTTTTAAAAACGGGTCCAGTATTTTCTTTTGTGCGAAGTAGTTTCTTAACTCCATCGTGCGAAGTGATAAAGATAATTTTTCAATGCAAATCGGTTCATTTAAAACTTTGTTTAATTCTTTATTTGCAAAATCTATGTCGCTGTAATAAGTAAGCAACTCCGACAAAGTGAAAGCATAAAGTTTGGCAAATAATAAATTATCTTGAACTATGTCTTTTTGATGCAAGGCAAAATATTTACCAATTTCATTAAATGCGTCTATATCGGTTTGATTTGGTTTATTTTGGTTCGTTAGAGTGAAACGCAACCTGTCGAATGCTTCTTTTAGTTTCATAACAGAATTTTTTTTAGTCGTTGCTCTACTTCATAAGGCATCTCTCTTTTGTTGTTTAAGTACATAGATAATGTTGGTTGGCTTATTCCCAACTGGTCAGCAATCCAAGTCATTTTCAGTCCTTTTTGTTTTATTAGTGATTTGTATTTTTTCATAGTAGTTCTGGATTTTCGTAAATATTTCCGATTACTTTTTTGTTTTTCAAATACACATTATTTAAGACGTAAAATCCGTTTGATTTTAAACAGAAGGCCCCATCAAAAAACTCAACAACTCCTTTTTTATTTTCATTATTTTGTAAAACATCCCCCTCATAAATATCCACTCCGTTTTTGTCTTTCAGTCCTGTGAATTGCATCAAAACACAATCTTTACACCAACTAAAAACATCAAACATTTTTTTTGTTGGAATATGCCACGCTCTAAATTTTATTTCTCTCATTTTTTTATTTGTTATAAAATTATTACACTTGTTGGGTAAAAAACCCCGATACTATTTTCGGGTTTTCAAATATACAAATTAATTTATTTAGAATTAATATAAATTACCGCACCTCAAATTAATGAAGTGCGGATTTTTTGTTATCAAAACGGCAAATCATTCTCCGCATCAGTAACTTGCCCCGATGTAGGCGATGGAGCAAATTCCGCAACTGGTGCAGGTGCAGTTTGTGTAGCTGGCGTACTACCTGTTTTCTCAACTTTCCAACCTTTAATCGAGTTGAAATATTTGGTTTCGCCTTGTGGGTTTACCCATTCTCTTCCACCTAAATTGATAGAAACCTTAACCTCATCTCCAATGGTTAATTTGTCAAGATATTCATTACATTTTCCTTGCCCAAATTCAATCATAATAGATTGAGGATATTGCTCATTGGTAACTATTACCAATTCTCTTTTTGTGTAACTTGGAGTTATCTCTTGCTCAGGTGTTACTACTTTTACTTTTCCTGTGATTTCCATTATTCTACTGTTTTTAAAGTTTCTAAATAAATGTTAATTTGAGCGTGTTGCTCGGTTGTTACTGACAAATTACCTTCTTCTATTAAATTCAAATATTTTTCAATAGTTGCAATATTCGAGGTTAAAAGTTTTTCTAATTGCTTTTGATTAAGTTTTGGAATTTCCTTTATTGGCTCGATACCATTTTCGCACCAGTCAAGCAAAAGTTTCCCTGTTTCTTCACTTGGTTTAAATTCAGGTTTACCAACAAATAAACCAGTTCTATCTTTAGAAGTCGTGGCATTGTGATTTGTATCTAATTCCAAATTAACAGTCAATTCGTACTCAAAACCCTCCCTTGTAACTTCTTTTAAACCTACTTTTTGAGGCACTAATTTACCGCTTGAGTTAGTTGTCATTTCGTAATCTTGCTTACGTCTTACAGTTGTAATAACGTGGGCTTTACATTGCAAAATCTTATCAATAAATGACTGATGCCGTGGGGTTAATTTTGCCCAGTTAGTATAAGAGTTGCCAGTCATAGAGTTACTAATTTCTAAAATACCTCCTTTACCGTCCCATTCGTGAGTAATACTATCAATTATAATAACTTCCATTCCTGCGTTTTCACAGGCTGTAATAGCCTCTATATAACGCTCTGGTGTGTAAGGTGCTTCTAATGTAATAACATTATAATCTCCTAAATTAGCATACAAATCACCGCTTCCATTTTCGGTATCTATTAATGCTATTTTATCCATCGAAGTTGCCAAACCTTTGGCTATTAAAATCGACGAATACGTTTTGCCTCCACCGCTTACCGATGACAGACCTAATCTAATTTTTGCTTTTTGGCGTGTTGCCTTTCTTAATTGTAACATAGTTTCATTTTTTATTTTAGGCTCTCGAAAAAGGGCGAGTGCCTTACCCTTAAAATTTAACTGTAATACTTGGTTTTCGAGGCGAACTCGATACCTTTGTAACTTCTATTCCCTCACTATCATAAATATCATTTTTTGATTTGTAAGCTAATTTTAGCAACTCTTCACGCTCTTTTAGTTCGTTAAAAATATCATTATAAATCGGGTCTTCTTTATAGTTCAAAGTTTCTCCACCTTGCACTGGAGTAAATTCTACTCCATTTATATTTTCTTTTTCAAAGATATATAAACTTTCACGAAATCTTGCATCGGCAGAATTTATAACCTCTTTCAATCTGACAATGTTAGCCCATACTTTTTTCGGGTCGATGTCGCCATCTTCAATAAGATTGTCCACCATTCTTTTGCCAGTTAGAATTGCTTCCTTTTTAGTGAAAGTGTGGTCGTACATTACCGCTACTTCTTCTGCTCTTAATTGTAAAAATTGTTCGCTTGATAGTCCCATAATATTTTTAATTTAAGATTTATATTCCCATTCAAAAGTTCCAAAAACAGGGTCGGGTTCTCCTTGTTTATTAAAAGGATTTTTAGTTGACATACTTCCATTATCTCGGAAGCTATATCTCAAAAATTCCTCTAATTGTTTTTCTGTGTGATTTTCCACATCTTCTAATTCTACTTCAAATTCAATTTTAATTATCATAATATTTTAATTTAAAAAAGCCTTGACAAATTCCAATAGGTCAGTATTGGGTTGTCAAGGCTAAAAAATGATTCGTGTTAAATACCCTGACCGATATTTTCTTTTGTAAAAGTAATATAATTTTTATTTAGAAACAATATAAATTAATATACTTCTTTCAAATTATATTCATAATACGAATTTCTAATCCCGTTATCCCATCGGACTTCGATGGGATTAAATTTACCGTTAAGATTTACGACCGTTCCAGTCATATCTATAGGGTTGTAAATAGGGTCTGCATCTGTTTTTAAATTCTTTAAATTTGCTATTGTTACTCTTTGTCCAGTTCTCATAAATACATCATTGTTAAGGTTAAAAATACTCCGAAAAATGCACCAACGATAAAAGATATTGCCATTAGTACTACTACTGCTTGAAAGATAGGTTTTTGTTCCATTTTCTTAAATGATTTTGCCAGCCTGTGGCGATTTGTAATTCAGTAAAATTCATATTGCCTCCTAATCTATAATACCAATCCAGAAACTCGGTTTCTTTGTCGGTAACAACTTTTGGATCTACGACTTCTATTTCCATCGGATCTATCCCTAAACTATTTAATAGCTTGTTGAATGTTTTTTGTTGGATGTAGGTTTGTGATTTCATTTGTTTGGCTTTGTTAAATTAAATAATTCATTCCTTGTCATTGTTGGGATTTGGTTTACCAAAAATATAGAAAATACTCGTCTTGATGGAGTGTCAAACATTTTCATTACAATTTCTTTAGCTTCCTCAAAAGATTTGGCAACAATTGTAACGTTCTCAAAATCTTTCTCTTGTTCGCCATTGGTTACATATCTGAACCAATAGTTGATGTTAAATAAATAATTCATATTGTAAAATTTAAGGGTTTGCATCCGTAAAGGAAGTTTTGAATTAATCTAAATAGTGTTTTCATTTTTTTTTAGTTTTAAAATTATTATAGTGCAAATATATAAATTTAATTTAAGTACGCAAATTAAAAAGCTAATTTAAAATGATTATAAATAGAATATATATTTTTTTTTATTCAATTTATATTTATATATTTGCCTTATAAATTTAAAACATTATAAAAAATGGGAAGACATCCAATACCAAAGGAAAAGAAAAGAATATTAATAGGTGCTTCAATTGAAAGACAAATTGTAGATGATTTAGGTCTTTTAAATTGTAAAGAGATTGCAGAAAATGCAGTAAATAAAGAATACTTAAAAACAAAAAAAAATGGAAGAGTATAGAAATGTAATTGGAATTTATAAAATTACTAATCCAGTGGGAGAAGTTTATATCGGACAAAGCACTAATATTCTAAAACGTTTTTACAGTCATAAATTAAATTATGGAGGTTTAAAACTAAAAGAATCTATTAAAAAATATGGTTTTGAAAATCATACTTTTGAACTAAAAGAAGAATGTGAAAAACATTTATTATCAGAAAGAGAAAAATTTTATATAAATTTATACGATTCTATAAATAAAGGATTGAACATTAGAGGCGATAAAAAAGAAAAGGTAGTTTTAAATAACGAACGAAATGCAGGACGTAAAAAAAAATATAACGTTCCTGTAAAACTTATTCGAGTTCCAAATCCTATAATTGAAACTATAAATGAATTAAGCAAACCTTATGAGACAACAAAAAAAAACATAAAACGGCAATAAGTCAAAACCGCTGTTAGCGGAAGGCACGGGTTCATTAAGATAAACTTTTAAATAAATATAAAATGACACAATTAGAAACAATTAAAGGTAAAACTATTGAAGTTCCAAGATATGTAAATAGGTATCTTATTTTAAGTTATGATATAAATTTTGGATGGAGAAGTGAAACTGAATTATTTACAAATCCAGAAAGTGCAATTCAAAATTTTATTGAAAGGCAAAGTAGATATAAAAACGAAAACATTAAATATTATAAAGTCGTTGAGTTAGAAGTGGAAATTCCTTTTATACCGAAATCGTAGCTATTTCTTATAACGT